TCGTTTATTTTATTAAAATAAAGAGAAAGTGTCAAACTCTTTATGCAACGACTTCCCTCCATCCAGGAGGATCTATTGGAGCAGAACCTGTATTTATTTCGTTCCAGATAAGAGCATTACCACTTCCTAGTGTTGTAGTCAACCCAAAACCATCGAAAGTTGCGTTGACATCTGTAAATGCAGATACTGAAGCAACCCTTGCTAATAGAGGATTTCCAGTAACATTTACTTGTTGATTTAAGTCTATTGTCTCATTACCTAAAGCAGCAGACATCGCTATACCTGTTACAGTTGGTGCAACATCTCCTTGGAACCCTAAAGTACCTAAAGCACCTATCATGAAGTTTCCAGTTACTGCTGCATCAGGTGCAGGATCGACAACACCTAAAGTTAATTGTGCTACGTTTAAAGTATTTGCAACAATAGTTGCATCACCAGTAATTTCTGTTGGAGATCCTAAAGCTGCAGTCATTGCAATTCCAGAAATATCTACTTGCACAGAACTACCAGCATCACCCCAATCATTATCTCCCCAACCAAGTCTACCCCAACCTGCTAAGTTAAATGCTTCAACAGTACCAAGTCCCATAGAAGCTGCAACACCTGTAGGCATCGCATCAGGACTAGCATCAACTGTTCCTAAATTATTTGTAAGTGCAAGCCCTGTTGGTGTAACTTCAGCTAAACCAGTAGCTGTTACACTTCCTAAACCTAGAGATAATAATTGATTGTTGTTTGTAGATGGACCTGTATTAGCGTCAGCTGTTGTGGTAACAGTTCCTAAACTAAATGTTGCTGAAATTCCTGTAGGAATAGTTGTGCCGGCAATACCCCAACCTTGAAGACCCCATTCTTGTCTGCCCCAACCTACATTAATTTCTGTTGTGCTTGACTCGTCTCCGAGTGCTGCAGACATACCAAACCCTGTAGGGATAACTGTTGGATTAGCATTATCACCCCATTGGTTTTGACCCCAAGAGCCAGTATTCCAAGTTCCTGATGCCATAGGAGGTTACCTCCTAATTAACCAGAGATTCTTAAAATCGCTGCTGTTGATGTTGGTGCTGGAAACTGAACTGTAAACGTACCTGAAGTAGCTGTTTTATCTGCTCCGAAATCTAAAACACAAACTGCAGAGTTAGTAGTAGCAGATGATGTGTTATAAATTAAAGCTCCTCTAGCTGTCAAAGTAACGTTTTGAAATGACAAGTCAGCAAAGTCTGCTCTTGCAACACCAGCTGTTAAAGAAGTTGGGTTGTTAACAAGTGCGCCACCACCAGATGTATAGTTAGCTGATGTAACTTCACCTGTTGCAGTGAAAGCTGTAGTTGCTGAGTTTAGAGTAGCTGAAGAAGTATAAAGAGCTAACTTATATTTATCACCACCTGAGTTTGAAAAATTAGAATCACCTTCTAGTAGTAACTTTTTAAAGTTGTTTGCAATCGCTTGTGTTATAGCCATAGTTTTCTCCTTATTGTTTTCCTATTCGAGGAACACCTGCTTGGTATTCATCTCGTCTTCGTCTTCCCATTTGTTCTATTGAGAATCCTTTGACTGCTTCGACATATTTTTTATCATATAACTGGAGCATGTCAACGGGTCCTTTTAAAAATCCGTAAGCCTCTACTAGGCAAGCATACAATAAGCCGTTGGGAAATTCGTTACTTAGGTATGTAGTGGTATTTGTACTCGATAATCCAGTTGGTTTCAAGATATAATTTAACTGAATAGTGTAAGTTGCGTTTGGTGTAGGAGCCACTACTATTCTAGTTTCGTCCCAGTTGCTGTAATATTTTGGCACCCCTGTGGTTGCGGTAGGATTAAATTCAGACATAAAGCTAGTGTCTCTAAACTGTAAAAAATCTCTGTTTTGGTCGGTGCTTCCATCCGCTAAATCCGAATCTACAATCTGAGCGGATCTAACAATTAATAAATTTGTGGGCACATCTATAAATCTAGTAGATGCAATTAAATTAGCTGTAGCGTAACGTCTATTATTATCGGAGTCTACTTCTCTTAAAATTCTATATTCAGCATCATTAATAAATCCATTTAAAATAGTATCTGTAAATACGTTGCTTGATACTTCTGTGTAGTCTATAATTTTTTGTTTTAATTCGTCGTATGTCATTAACTTCTCCCGTCCGTTATATTAACATTTAAAGGACCAGCAAGGCAACCATTTCCTCCACCAGGTCCATACACATCTATTAAAAAAGTACCTGGACTTGTAGCAGGTAAATTATAACCATTTTGATTAGTAATTGTTGGAGGCTGACCTCCACTTGGAGAAGTTGTGGTATTTAAAGAAACAACATTTCTTGTTCCAAAAATATTGGCTCCTGAACTGTGGGCACTTGCAATAGTGTTAGCAGGAGTTTCTCCTCTAAATGGGGCATTAGTTCCTCGAACTAAACCTGATAAAGTTTTTGTACCAGAATTATATGCTGTATATTGAATTACTTCATTTTCATATAGCCCACTTGTAGAATTAATTTTTTCAATCATTATAAAGCCTCCAGTAGAAATAAAACCAAGGTCATCTGTAACAGTCAGAGTTTGAGTCGTAGCATTTATATCCGTTGCTAATGTTGTAGATAATTCTAATTCTTGAATACTTCTTTGAAGAGCAGTTGTAAGGGAGAATAAAGGTTGTTGAATACTCATTAATCTTACTGCATCATTTATTTCTATTCCACTATTAGGTTGATCAATAACATAAGTTGTAAAAGTACCGCCGCTTCCAGTAGTGATAGGATTGTCTACTAAAAAATCTGGAGTAGGTGGTTCTAATCTAGCCGGTCTTGGATGTTGTAATCCTTGTGGATCAGCAGTAAAAGGTTTTGGTTCTAATTGAGGTTGTTTAGGTTCATACTCGGAAGTATGTACTCTTGCACCATTCCATTCTCTAACCATTTCAGTATATGGATATTGCAAACCGCTTCGGTCTGAAATAAATAATGCGTGTTTTCCTCTTGCTGTGTTACCCATAATTATATACTCGGAAAGTAAGTTTTAGGAGAAATGTAAACACTAGCTGAAGATCCATCCTCTTCTAGAGCTCTAGCCAATTCATCTTCATAAATTAATTTTAATTCTTGTATTCTCGGTTGTGCATATTTCATAGCTAAGTAGTAAGATAAACCTGCTACCATACATGGTACAAATCTATACGGTACATCTGTTGCATTACTGTAAGCACCTGCATCTTGAATTCTTTTTTCATAATAAAAATTTATAACGTCTCCGTTCTGAGTAGAACTTGGAGTTAAATAAATTGTTATCAAAACATGGTCAATGAATCTTTGAACAAAATATTGTGATGGTTGCCCTGTTGCTGTTTTATTTGATAACGCCTGGTACTGAGATCTGTTTATTTTTTCTAAAGGAGAATCAACATTAGAATTATTTCTAAAAGAACACTCTAAAATTTCTGTAGCTTGATTAACAAAATTAGTAATAGCAGCTCCATCTGAATGAGTTGCTGCAGTAGTTCCATTAACTCCACGAGTTACTCCAGTAAGTTCTAAACTGTTAAATCCAGTGTAAGAAATGTTTTCAGATCCAACATTAATTGTTCCTGAATCAGGCATACGATTTTTTGAAGCAATAGTAATTCCAGTAGTTGCAGTTGTAGTGGCTATGGCCGCAGTTAGGGTTGAGGTAACCCCATCAGAATTACCATCAGACGTTGCTCTAAAAATTTTATACTCGTTTTTATTTGTTTCTAACGTAATATTGGTATTTGCTACTTCCCAAAAATGAAGACCTCTATTACCCCATTCTTGAAACATTATGTTTAACGATCTTCGAGCAGTTTTTAGATTATAACCGCTCATGTCAAATTGACCGAGTCTATTATAAGACTCTTCAATTATCTCATCGATCGAAAACGTTTTGTCAAACGTTGTAGTGCCCGAAGTAGTGTTGGCCATTTAGACTCCTACGAGTTATCTCCGCCACTGTGAAATACAGTGATAGCTGTAATTTGTTCTGTAGTGAACGTAGAATTTAAATTAGTCTTAAATAAAATTGGTACAGGAAAATTAATTGTCATATCGTGAATATGAGCACCTTTATTTAATTTTACTTTTGACACTGTGCCATCTTTAAGATCCAAAACACCAGCTGCGTTTGGTCCTGATACATGTACACCATACACTCTAGTTCTACCAACTTGAAGAGTTTTAGTTTCTGTAGTTACGTTAGTTGCTACTCCATCAATAGCTGATCCATATGTTGTCATAATTTTTCTCCTAAAATTTACATGTGGGGCCGAAGCCCCACATTAATTATTTATTACGTATCGCTAAATGGTGTAACAATAGTTCCTGATCCTAAGATCAAAGTATTGTGTACCAAGTATTGAGCTGCTTCTAAAGCAGTAACAGTAATTACTGAACCTACGATTCCACCAGTTGTTGTTCCATTCATAGAAAGAACATCATTTGCTGCTGCAGGGAAGAAAGCTTTTTTAGCTCCATTATCCACTGCAATCATAGCTGCACCTGTAAACTTGTCAGTTCCGTCAGTTATGATTTGAACATCAGTTGCTAGTGTATCTATGTAAAACATAAATGTAGCACCAACGTTATTTAGGTTGTTGTAGTCAGTTGTTCCCGCAGTTGCGCCGTTTGCATTAGTGTTAATGCTTGGCAACTTATAAATACCATCTGCGTCTTGTGAAATTAAAATTCTTCCAGCATGGTCGTTGACGGTTAAAGCTAAACCGCTTGCACCTAAGCCAGTAGAATTAATTGCTTTTGTTGCTCCAGGGCCTGTAGTTATAAAGCCATTTTTAGAAATGACCGGTCCTGAAAAAGTTGTATTTGCCATATTATTATCCTCCTAGTTATTTGAATACCGTCTCTAGGCCGTCGACTATACGCGTCGATATTCAATTTATGTATAGTGTATTTTTTATATACTAGTTTTAAGTAGAGTGCAAGAGAGCCTGTAATGTGGAGTGAATTTTTCCAACGATGTAGCTTTTTATTAAGTAGCTACTGAAACTTCAGGAGCAGCGCCTTCTACAGCGTTTTGTCTATGGGCAATAGCTGCTTCTTCCAGCTTGATCTTTGTAATGACCTCTTTAACTTTGTCATCAATTCTGACCATCTCAAGAGTGTATCTGTTATTATCCAGATGCTCCTGTTCCCACTTCAACTCCAAGGACCTTTTTGCTTTGTATAGGTCTTGTATCATTTATAACCTCTTCAAAAGTTATTCTATTAATCCTAGAATCATAATTGTTTCCAAGATCTTCCCATTTTATACTATTTTCTCCTAGCTTGTCAAGTATAGCTAGTTCTACAGCTTTTGCATTATCTTCAGCTAATATTTCAAACTTAGCATGATGATTGTACGCAAAAATATTAATGAGAAGTTGTTTCATAGGTTTATCTTTCTTATTTCTTAAATGAGGCGGGATTGTGTCCCGCCTCAAAATTATCTATTAACTGATTCCAGGA